AGTCTCTAGATGATCTACTGGCAGCAAGAACTGGTGTCAATGCTGGTAACATTCGTTCGATGAGACGCGCAAGTGCTCCTACTGTATTGACTGATGATGTGAATCGAACGAAGGGAACATTTGGTGATCCTAACAATCCTATGGAGTTCCTGAATGCTCTTCAGCAGAGTGTTGCTGCTGGTATTGAGGAAATCACTGGAATGGACCAAGCACTTCTTCGCGGTGTTGAGGAGAAGGAAGAAGCAAAACAAATCACAGGTTCGTTATTTAACCAAGATCTTAAGTAAGAAGTAAAATGGCGCAATTTGTCGGAGACGTATTTGGTCTGAATACTGTTTATGATAAACAGTTAGAGAATATTGCGAACGGCAATTTTGCGAGTTGGTCTGAAGGTGCTACTTATGGATATTTTGCTGGAGGACAACCACCAAATACTGGAATATCATCAATAGATCGTTTAGATTTTTTTACAGAAGTTCTATCATCTCCAGGGACTCCATTAGGAAGAAATACAAACGAGTTTGATGGATTTTCTAGTGGTTTATATGGATATTTTGGAGGTGGTGATACTCCTGGAGGTGCATCAGATACTAGAGTAGATCGTTTAGATTTTTCCACAGAAACTATAAGTAATCCAGGAAATTATTTAACTGGAGGAGTGGGAAGACAAATACATGCAGCAACATCAAGCACTTCTTATGGTTACTTTGGTGGTGGTGATAATTCAGGAACTCTAATAAACACCATTACTCGTCTTGATTTTTCTAGTGAAACTGTAAGCAATCCTGGCAATAACTTACCAACCCCAAGATTTGCTTTAGCAGCAACTGAAAGCAGTTCTTATGGTTATTTTGGTGGCGGTGATGGGACGGTTAATGGTGGTACTCCATTATCTACTGTTACTCGTCTTGATTTTTCTAATGACTCTATTAGTAGTCCTGGCAATCCACTAACAGCCCAAAGAACTGAGTCTGCAACAATCTCAAATGTTAATTCTTATGGTTATTTTGGTGGAGGTAATCCAACATATGAAAGTGTAGGTTTATCGACTAGTATTATTCGTCTTGATTTTTCTAACGAAATTTCAGTTACTCTGGAAAATTTTGGTTTGACAAATAGAAAAGAAAAACTATCTGGTGTATATGGCAATAATAGTGGATATTTTGCTGGAGGTTTATCCGGAATACCAAGAGCGGTTTCAGATACTATTGAAAGGTTTAATTTTTCAAATCAAACTTTAAGTACTATTCCTAGTGTTCTTTCGATTGCCAAAAATAGTATGGGAGCACTCTCAGGTGGTCAATCAATACTTAGAGGTAAAGGATTTAAAACTTATGGATATTTTGGTGCTGGTAACAGCGGCGGCCTTGGAGATAGAAGTACAATAGACCGTTTAGATTTTTCAACAGAAACCGTATCAACACCAACACCTAAGTTATTTGTAGCAAGATCTCTTTTGACATCGTATTCAAGCAATTATTATGGTTACTTTATTGGAGGCACCCCTGATCCAGGCGGCACCGTAGACCGTCTGGATTTTTCCAATGAAACCAGAAGTAATACCTTCAGTTTACCAAACCCAGTAGATAGTTTAGCAGCATTCTCAAGTAATTCTTATGGGTATTTTGGTGGAGGAAGACCTGGTACTAAGCAAACTATTACTCGTCTCGATTTTTCCAATGAAACTTTATACAATCCTGGAAAAAATTTAAACCCAGGTAGATTTGAGTTTACATCAGTTAGAAGCAGATTTTATGGTTATTTTGGTGGTGGTGATAGCGTTCCCGGCGGTACTATGAATCTTATAACTAGACTTGATTTCTCTAATGAAACTGTTAGTAACCCTGGAAAAAACTTACCGGCAGATAATAAAGCTTTCGCAGGAACCTCAGGCAGATTTTATGGTTATTTTGGTGGCGGAAAAGGCGATCTTTGTAAAATAGATCGATTGGATTTCTCCACAGAAATTATATCAACATTAATAACAGTATTACCCCAAGGAAGAGAGGGTTTATCGGCAACCGAAAGTAGTTCTTATGGTTACTTTGGTGGCGGAAAAAAAGGAGCTGGGGAGGAACAAACCGTGGAGCGTCTAAATTTTTTCACAGAAACAGCATCACTTGTTGCAGATCAGTTATCTAATAAGTCTACAAATTTAGCAGCAGTTTCAAACTCAAACTAAATAAGACAACTACATTATAATCATATGAATAATGCTCTTTCGAATATATTAATCAAACCAAAGGTCGTATCAAAAGAAGGTCTGAAGTTTCTTACAGATTATATTGAGAAAGCACCAGCAGAGCAGATGGGTGTTTTTGACGCAGAAAAAGCAAATAAAACTCAAGAAGATCATCCAGGTAGAATTGATCTTTCCGCAAGAAATGTAAAGAGTGCGGATATACAACCAATCCTACCACAGATCAAAGAACTCTACGATAACATCGTTCATAAAGTCATCAATCCTTTTTATGACTTTAAGATACGCGATAGTGAACTACCACAACTGTTAAAGTATGAACCAGGCGGGCACTATAAGGCACACTTTGATGCAGTAGCACAGTGGAAAAATCCTGATGGAACTATCATCTGGAAGAAATCCATTGATCGTGATTTATCAACCGTTCTTTTTCTAAATGATGACTTTGAGGGAGGAGACTTTGTATTTCCAGAGTTAAGAGTAAGAATCCGCCCAGAACCAGGACTTCTCATTGCTTTTCCATCATCACAACATTATCTTCATAAGGTCGAACCAGTTATTTCAGGCACTCGTTATGCGATTGTCAACTGGATGACCATTCAGGGAGTTAAAACCAAAGCAGAACAAGACAAAGAACTCGAAGATAAATATGGTATAAAGGTCTATTAAGAACAATGTCTCAACTTTTAAAGCATTACTGGTTAGATAGAGATAATGGTGAGTGGGCAACTTATACTCGTTTTGGTCTGATGATGCCTCGCATTTCGGGACTGGAAGTTGTTTATAACTTATCGGATGCAAATGATATTCCTTATATGCTTTCGACTTGTCCTGAATATTTTGAGCATACTGTAACAATATCTGCTGAAGGATTAACAGATCTGCAAAATAGACCGGGTATTACAATTGTTTCATCTGCAGAAAGACAAATACAAGTAGATCGTGCAAGAAATGAGGATGGAACTTTTGTTGGAGATGATCCATCAACTCCAAATACGGACGAAGCATGGATTATTGAGACTGTTTATGATGTTGTTTATCAAGAAGCACATATTCTAGAAGTAAGTGATGGTCTTCAGATTCTAACTCAACAGGAATGGGATGCTGAGATTGCATCGTATGATGCAAGGCAAGAGCAAAAGAGATTTGATATTCTTCGCCCAATTCGTGATGAAATTCTTCAGGTCACTGATTGGATTGTCATCAAAGCAAAAGAACAAGGAACAAATCTTTCTGCTGATTTTAAAAACTGGAGACAAGCACTCAGAGATCTTCCAACACAAACACCATTCCCATCAGGATTTCCAACTCTTGCAACAATCGTAGAGACTGATGAAAAGATTTTAGCACTTTATGCTCGCTGGAATGAAGTACTATCAATTCCTATGATTAATGATCCTTTATCTGTTCAGTAACTCATAACATTTTTGGTTTCGGTCAAAAGCATAATCAGCATATTGACCATTCTTTCTTACAAAGTGAAGAAAGAGTTGCATAAAACGATCATTTTCGTGAGTTCTTAGAGGACTTCTCCAGTGAGGTACAATCGTTCCAAGATAAGCAACACCGTGACCAACAGGTGTGACAACTGATTGCTTCTTTCCTTCCAAATCTTTAAGTTTGATTGGCCAAGGAGCATCACCACAGATATTCATCGTAACTGAAATCTCACAAGATGGACGATCAGTATGGCAGTTCATCCATCCTCCTTTATGATAAGTTGTAGAAAACCAATACGATGGAATGAGTTCTTCTCCTACAAGATTCTCAAGAACTGGATGAATTCTTTTCATCACAAAAGCACAAGAAGGTGGAGCATAACAAGTTAAAACTCTACCTCTTTCTGGGTCAAAATGCCCTTCTAAACTTCCAAGATCATTCATTGCACCACAAAGGTTTTTATATTTAATCTGTATTGCTTCTTCTGGAGTTATAATTTCTGGAAGATAATACCAACCTTTTTTAAGAAACTCACTCATATTTCGTTTTATTCTATAGTATGTATTCTAT